GAATGACCCAAAGAGGCTGATGAAGTTCTCAACACCTCCGGTCATCTCGACCAGACTGACAGCGATTTGAGCAAACGCCTCGGGATCAGACTCATCGACCGCGAAGCCGAAGGCCAAGATGGCTTCCCGGAATACTTGGACGGAGGTGGCCACCCGCACCAACGTCTCGCCCAATCCCTCGCCCACTTGCTGGAATTGATCGATGAACGGGACCACATGAGCGGCCACGTCATCAAAGATCTCGCTGAACACAGCCAGCAACTCTTCTTCCAGTTCATCCCCTTCCAGATCCTGAAGGCTGATGTCGATTGTGGCCAGCTCGAACGTGCCCAGCCGGTCCTCAATATCGCTCATGTCCATCCCGAGAGCCAACGCCGCTTCGAGAACCGTGTCATAGATGGAGCCGAAGACCAGCGCGAATTGGACGCCAACCTGCTCATCGAGATCCTGGAACCGGGTGTACTCATCGTAGTCGTCAAAGATGTGCTTCTTCTTTTTGTATCGCTGGAAGGCTTGAACCAGAACCTCATTGGTCAGATTGGCCAACGTGTCTCCGACAATCCGGATGCCCTCATCGAGCAACTTCACTTTCCCACCGAAGATCTTGGCAAGGAACTCGCCAACAAAGTTCAGGCCGAAGAGATTGAAGATGCCCGCCCCGGTCAAGAGATCTATGAGGAAGTTCTTGGGCGGCTTCAACTCACCAAATTGCCGATCCTCCGCGCCGCGAGCCAACTGGACTGAAGCGCCGCCCAGACCGCTCTGGAGATTCTGGAGGGCTTGGAGCATCCCTCGGTTGATTCCCACCAGCTCGGAGGTGGCGTCAGCTGTGATCTCGCTGGCTTTCAGCAAGGACTCGGACTTGGCCTCAGCATCGCCCAGAACGCTGCCTGTACCTTGAGCCTCTTGAGCCGTGCGGTTGGCGCTCCCGGAGGCGCCAGTTTGAACGCCCATGGATGCGATCATCGCGGCCACTCCGAGCGCACGCGGGATTGCGGAGTAGACGTCACCGCCAGACAGCTGCTTGATGACCGCGTAGATGCCCATGGCGATGTTGAGCGCCAGCATCGCACTTCGAACCGACTCAGCCGCAGCAGAGTCCTCGTGGAGCATCCCTTGGACCTCCTTCAATGACGCCATCGCGCTGGTGCCGATCTGCAAAAATGCATCGTTGGCCATCTCTACCGAGTGGGTGGCATCTTGGACCGCATCGGACAAGTCATAGTAGTCCTGCTCCCGGCCTTCGAACACCCCGGCGTCCCACGCCTTGTTCAACAACTCTTGAGCCTCGGCCAGCCTCTCCAGTTCAGCAGCAGCCGGGTCCAAGGAGTCCGCGAGCAAGTCAACCTGTTCGGCCATCTGCTCAAGACTTTCGACATAGGCCATGGCATCTTCGAGCTCAACCTGCGTCATGAAGTCAACTTCTTTCAATCTCATCGCAGCCGCAGCCGCGTCCTCGAACGCCTTTGTGCCTTTGTGCAACTCGCGGGATAAATTCGCGTATGTCTTCTGGCTGATGCCACCATTCTTCACCCCGGCCTTCAGCGCCTTCTCCAGCAGCTTCTGCGCCTTGGCCAACTCTCGCGCCTCGGCAGCAGCCGGGTCCAATTCATCTTTGAGATCCTGCAACGCGGCAACTTCATCCTCGGTCAGTTTGGTGACCTTCGCCACCACAAGCTCCATCCGCTCGGCAGTGACGGTGATCTCATCCAGAGATCCGTTCGCCAAAGCCGTCTTGTATGCCAGCTCATCTTGAGCGTTGCCCAGTGCCACCAGTTGTTCCCGTAGCCGGGCAGCTTCGGCTTCCGCTGCTCGGGCAACTTCGGCCTGCTCAACAATCTGGCGGGCCAGCCGGTCTCCGGCTTCCGCGCCACCGGGCATCTGCTGCAGATCCATCAGAACCTTCAAGTTGTCTTGCGCCTGTTTGACGGCAGCGTCCTGCTCCGCGATCGCGATGTTCAATTTGCCCATCGCCACCTCAAAGGAGGTCATCCCAAACTTCTCGGCGGACTCGATCAATGACTGGATTTCCATGTCCAGCTCGGTCACTTCTCGGCTCGTGTCGCGCATCGCAATCATCAATGCTCCGAGCGCTACGGTGATGCCGGTGATGGCCAGACCAACTCCGAATGTCCCGCCCATTGCTGCGGCCCACGCGATCATCGAAGGAATGACCCGAGTGTAGACGACAACCGCGAGACGGGCGAGGAGCGGAATCATCAAAGCCAAGAGCCGCGCCAAGTTCCCGAAGACCAGCAGCAGCGGGCCCATCGCCGCAACCAACATCCCGGTCTTCAGCAGGAACTGTTGCGTTGACGGGTTCAAAGCTCGCCAGCCCTCCGCGAGATCCCGTACCTGCTGAGCCAAAGCGATCATCGCCGGGGCGAGACTTCCGCCAATGTCGATCGCCACATCAGCAATCTCCTTCTTGGCCAGCTCCAGCTGCTTGGTCATCGACTGCATTTGCTTCTCGGCAACCTCCTCGGTGATGCCGCCCGCATCCTTCAGCGCCTTCTCGTATTCCTTGATCTTGCCGGACAGCCCGATCAATGACCGGATGGCGATCACTGACCGATCCTGGAAGCCGAGCAGCGCCAGAGTCGCACCGCGCTGTTGAACGGACATCGGGCCTAGCGCCTTCTCCAGATCGGCAATGATGTCCGCCATGTTCCGGAGATCTCCTTGAGCGTTGAACACTTTGATGCCGTAGTTATCGAACTCATCAGCATTCTTCCGCACAGCGGTCTGCAGATCTCGGGTCACAATGTTGAACTTCTCGCCCGCCTCTTCAGCTTTGATGCCTTGATCGGCCCAAGCCGCGAGGACCGCCACACCCGTCTCAAGTTCAATGTTCAGATCCTTGATTGCGATGCCGGCTTTGTTGGTCAGAGCGATGCCGAATTGTTCAACTGAGGCGTTGGCTTTGGTCGCAGCCTTCACCAGAACGTCGGACACAGCGGTCATGTTCTCCATGTTGGCGACAGCGTCACCTTTGATCGTCATCCCGAGAGCTGACTGGGCATCGGTGAGGATGTCCGTGGCCCGCGCCATGTCAAACATCCCGGCTTGAGCGAACGCCGCCACACTGCCGAGTGCCAGCACGGACTCCTTGGCGTCAAGGCCAGCCGAAGCCAGAAAGTAATACGACTCGGCTGCTTGCTTGGCGGTGAACGCGGTTGTCCGTCCCATGTCCCGAGCGGCTTGGGTCATTTCGTTCCGCATGGCATCGGTGACATCGCCCATGATCGCGAGGGAAGTAGTCATGGCGTCTTCAAAATCGCCAAACGCCTTCAGGGAAGCCACGCCGAAGGCCAGCATTGGAGCGGTGACGTACATGGTCATGTTCTTGCCCATGCTCTTCATCACCTTGCTGGCTTTCATGGCTTGCCGTTCGAGGCGCTGTGTTGCCGTCTCCGCTTGGTTGGCAGCATCGCCAAGTTTGTCCAAGCGGCTGATGGCTACGACCACACCGTCACTTCTGACTTCTAATCCCAGTTCAGCAATATCAACTGCCATTCCTATCTCCCGTTGGGCTTGTTCCGTTCCGCCTCTTCCTTGTCACGTTCTCGCTTTGCCTTCCGCTCTTCTGAAATTGCTCGCAGCCACGCATTGTCCATTTGCACAAGCCACCCAATCTCCTCGGGCGTCACCAGCTTTCCAAACAACTCCACCCATGAGCGGATCTCGGTGAAGGAGAGCGGCGCCAGAGACTCGAAGCCCGGAGGACGGCGGGAGTTTAACTCCCACCACCACTTCCAAACATGCTCGCCGCAAGGAGGGACCATGGGCTGCTCGGGCGTCTCCGCGCCGGCAGACTCATTGTACTCCGCCCGAGTGACTTCACGCCATTCGGTTCGGCTGACTCTGACTTCATGTCCCCAGTGTATCTCATAACGAGCATGCCAAGCTAGGCAATCGCCTAGCTGTTCTCCGATCTCGACAAAAAATCTTCGAAGCTGCCAACCTCCTCATCCAAAAACTTTTTGACGTGCCAGCCGAGCTGGTCATCATTGAGGACCGTCCGGAGTTCCTGCTTGCTGAACGGCGGGCGTCCCTTCTTGTCATCATCACCCTTCTCCCATCTCCAGCCGGCAACGTGAGCGACATGGAGCTGGTCTTCGTGTTGGGTCACAGCATTTTGGTAGGCTGTGGTCTTCCGCTTGAGCGTCAGATCCCGGACCTTGGCCTGGAACCGGCGCATACATTCCTGCACCTCTTGCGATGACTCGTGCCTCAAAGTGAAGAACCATCCGGTGGGATCGCCCACAGGTCTGAACTCCACTTCGCGGTCAACCGTTTCCACTGCCGATTTGATTTCATTCAAGTTCATTTTCATTTCCTCTCAGTTAAAGGTTCCCGACCCGAAGGCCGGGAACATTGTTGCGCCCAATCTTAGACAGACGGGGCTTCCACGATCTCAGGTGGCTGCTGGAGACCCAGCGTGAAGATCACGTGTTTGAAATCTTCGTTGCCTCCCTTGGTTCTTTGCGGACCGGTGACCAGCCCACGGTTGTACTCCTCGGATGTGTCGGCCCACACGAACTTGAAAGCATAGTTGTCCGTGTTGTCGTAAGCCGCAGCCGCCAGCAGGAGATCCATACCCGGTGAGGCGACATCCTGGAACTCGACATTGGGATCACCGGCATTGGCCTCGCCCTTGCCTTTGCAGACAACGGGACGGTCCCAGGTGCTGTCGGACACGACATTCTGCGTCACGCCAGTCGGATCGCTGGTCACCAAGTTCGGGATCTCGACCCAAGTGAGACCCGTAAATTCAGACAGGGTCTGGTCGAGGTTGACGGCAGAGTCCGAGATATAGAACTTCCCGCCGAAGTTTGTTGCACCACATGTGCTCATAATTGTTTCCTCCAACTAAATGTTGATAAATGGTTTCCGGAAACCCATTTCAGGGGCGTCATTCGTTTCATGTTAATCCCTTCCACGGTATCGTGACGGGAATGTACAGCTTGCTGGAATCCGGCGTGATCATCGGAGACTGCCATGGCCGTTTCCTCACTCTCACAGCTGCCAGCGTCTGCCCTTTAGGGAAGTGGGCAATCAAGGCGTCCGCCAATTCCGATGGTTCAATCTGCCCTTGTCCGGGACGGAAGTAAACCAAGATCTGGAAGAAGCCGCGAGTGTCCACGCACGCGTCATCATCCCACGCAATGTCTCCGGGTTCATTCGGAAACACTCTGGGCTCCAGCCACATGCCGGACTCGGGCGGCTTCTCCTGCTTCCCCGGCCACAGGATCTCCGGTTGCGGGTCATACTCGAAAGCCGCCAGCCTTGCAAAAGCAGCTTCAACAATCGCGGTCGTGCTCATGCTGCCCTCCTAAAGATTTCGTAGTTGTCTGCATAATCTCCAATCCAGTCGTTCAATTTGTCGGTCGTGTCGGGAGTTCCGAAGTTGTCCCGGTGACCAACTCCAATGCCCGGCCTTCCGGGAAGTCCCTTGATGCCGACCACATTGTGCGTGTCGAGCAGCACCTTGGATCCGGGGAAGGATCTCCACAGCCTTGTGTCCAGCATCTTCCCTCCGCGCCGGCACAATTCCGCCAGATGGTCGATCGCCGCGCCCTTGATCCCGACCGAGCACATGGAGGTGTGATACCTCCCCGGCAGGACACGCCAGCGCCTCGTGGCGACGTTAAAATATCGTGAGTCGCGCTCTCCTACTAGGTCCGCTCCTTCGAGGGCGCTCAGGACGTTTAAAACGTGGCCGGGGAGGTACACATCATCATCCTCCAAGACCATGACCCGGTCACCAGATTCTGCCAACTTCAAGCCCTCGGCCATGCACTCCGCTTGAGTGTTTTGACCCGGCTCCCAACGCCATTCCGGGCGCACCAATTCCACCGTGATTCCGGCTCGCGTCCGGGGCACTCGCGTGGGTGGATCGCAGTCGTCAACGATCACCCAAATGACCGGATCAGAGATTGTCTGAGCATCGAGATATTCTCCAAGCAGAGACAGTCCTTCAGGACGGCATCCGGTGGGTGTTATGGCGAAATAATTGTTGCTCATTTTGGAATCAATTGCCTCGTAAGTGTCTGATTGCAAACCATTCTTGTGATCTCTGAAAAGACATACGATCGTAAGCCCTCGCGACAACATTGGCGTAGGGGC